GTTATTATAAGCAGGTATATCTAATCTAGAAGAAATAAGTGTACCATCTTCGATAGCTTTATTTACACCTAACACACCTTTCTTTGTTTTTCGTGGATCTGTAGCGTGTAAAGCCTTTACAACCTCTTCTTTTGTTGGAAACTTTGGCATCTCTGTAATAGGTTTAATAGGCTGTCTCTCATCTGACAGTTTTCTAAACTCTTCTGATGTTATTTTTCCCTCACGAAGATTAGTAGCTGCAGCAGCCATTTCATCGTCTGGTGGTATTCTAAACTTATCTTTTGCGTAGTTTGCTGCTTTCCAATCAGCTAGATCTTTTTCGGAAAAACCTAAATCATCTACAGCGTCAGAGGCAGCATCTAAAGTAATAGGTCTAGGCTTTGAGGGTACATCTCCCGTGCCTTTATATATAGTACCGTCTGGCATTTGTATATCTAGGCTACTAGGGTCTGCTTTAGGGCCAATTCTATAAGGAAGTTTAATATCTAGGGTAGCAAGATTTTTCCTTAAATTAGCATTGCTTACATTACCCTTTGCCCATTCATCAATCATATCTTCCATTTTAAGAGTAAGGTCATAGTCATACTCTACATCAAGTGGCTCTTTAGGTTTTAACCTAATATTACCACCCATACTACCTAACGCATTGGGGTCAACCTCAACACGTTTTACAGTCTCTGCAGCCTTTTTAGCACCAGCCCTTATCGCATTAGCTGCAGCATCACCCAATCCCGGAACAAGCCCTACAAGAGCAGCCCCGCCTAGTGCACCCGCGAGAAAGTAATTAGGATCTTCTTTGTTTAATTCATCATATACTTCTTTAGCTGCCATAGCATCACCAATGATAGGTGTAGCTGATGCAACAAAAGTAGCTGCGTCTTTAAAGGATAAGTCAGTATTGACTTGTGGGGCATCTTCAACGGCTTTAGCAGACTCTGCTGCAAAACCTAATGCCTCATCAGTCTGCTTACTTAGTAAATCCATTGACTGTCTCCCTGAGTAGCTTTAATCGTCTGAGTACACCAATAGCACCCTGTGCTCTGTATACTTCCACAGGTGTATCTGCATTTTCGATGATTCTATGCTGTATAGTGACTAGATCATCAATGTGTGCATAAAACTCTTCGATAGCTTGCTTGTTATTTACAAACTGTTTAAGCGACATTGCCAGTAAACCCTTGCTCATCTGGTGTTGGGGCTGTACCTATACCCATCTGCGAACCACCGCCACCAGACGTATCAGCTACGCCCTGTGGGCCTTGTCCTTGAGGTGGAGCACCCTCTGGTGCTGCAACACCTTCTGGCCCTGCAGGGGGCTGTGTGGGCTGCTGAAAGCCCTTCAAGATCTCAGCTTGAATAGCCGCATCCTGCATGGAGTTAGTAACCTTGTCTGGGTCAAGATCCATAGACTTAGCAATCTCACGAATAATGTAATCCATCTTAGCAAAAGGTGCTAATACTGGATTCTGTGCTACTTGCAAGAATTGCATCAAACGCTGTGACCTTACTTCGTTAGCCATCAAGCTTTCTGTACCAGACGCACGTACTTCTAAGTCACCCTTGATTGTTTCATCAAAGTCAAACTGCATGTTAAATGCAAAGAATGCCTTACCTAGAGGGCGAATCAGGTAGTCATCTACGTTCTTTACTACTGTACGGATAGAGCCGTTGGCAGCAGACATAAGCATACTAATACCAGAAGCGGTACGACCGACCCCAGAGACGCCTGTTTGACCATGTGCAAAAGATGGAAATCCCGTTGACTCATCTGCTAAAACCCTTGCCTTATCAAACAGTTGCATGTTTTCTTGGGCTACATTGGGAAACTTAGTACCAAAAATACTTTGCCCCATTGCACCGCCTTGACGCCTAAACACTTTTCCGGGGTATACAGATAAGTCTTGGCCCGGCACCATGTTGGTTTCGTCAACTTCAATAATTAAGTTACCACTTAGTGCAGCATTATCTATCGCCATACGCATGAACCCATTCATAAGTGTCTGAGTATCATCCATATTTTCTGCAATACCTACACCAAAGAAGCTGTACGGGTTATGCTCATATGGGGTAGCATAGTAAGGTATACGTGATGGCTTGAACGGGTTTAGTACCATACGCAGTACTTCACCATTACAGATCCATACATTAGCACTTACTTCATCTAAATCTTTCATAGAGGTAGGTATCTTAATACCGTGCTCTTCTAAGATAGCTGTATCTACGAAACCCCAAAACTCTAGTACTTCCCAACGCTCAGACTCAGCATGAACCTGATTGTCTTCCATAGTCATTTCCCAGTGCTTCTGCACATAGTCTGGGCCTTTGGCTACTGCCATATCAATAGCATCATCCATAAAGTATGGGCGTGTCTTGAGGGAGCGTAGCTGTGTACGTGACATCTTGTGACGTTCAATAGTGTACTCAGCATCATCCATAGATGTAGCTTCTGGGTCAGGGTAGAAATTCCAAACACTTACATGATTACACTCAGGTACAGTCTTTATAAGTGGGTCATACTCACCTTGGTCATCCCAATTAGGGTACTCTTTATCTACAGCAAATGGGCCTTTCATAACACCCATACCAAGCAAAGCCATCTCAAATGCCATAGAGCGTAAATGTAAAGAAGCACCAGACTCATTTAGCTGGTCATGGATCTTCTTTTCCATTCGTTTAGCTGCAACCATAGCAGGGTGAAATGTAACGGTGGTAGGCGTTGTGCCATCACCTTCGACAACCTTTTCTGATACGGATGCTAACTTGTCGCTGAGTGGCCCTAAACGCTGCTTTAGATCTGTAAGCGTTTCTCCGGGTTTTAGCTTCTCAGTACCATCAAGTAAGTAGGGCCGTGAAGGCTTGTCTTGTGTTACACTTTTAAGTGCTTCACCTGCTGCTGCGGCATTAGGGTCAATGTTGATATGTACTGATTCAGCAACACCATCTGGTAAAATAGATGGGTCTACTGACATAGGAAACTTATTGTTACCAAACAATACGTCAACAATTTGCCCATATGCAGCTAAGGTCTTAGTCTTCGTGACTTTAACAAATACACGAGACTTTTCTGTGTCTGTAAACTTTACGTCAGGCCCGTACAAACCACGGTAGTTGCGGTAAGCACGTAGCCATCTATCTTCATCACTTCTACGAGCATCTTCTGCTCTGCTAAAACGCTCATCAACAAAGGATACTATGCTAGATTTAGCTTCAAAGATGCTATCCTCTGCGTCCTCTGCAGCTACAACTTCATCTGTATCAAAAGTTACTTCGTCAATATCTGCCATGTTTTAGTATCCAAATGTTGTGTCTTGTGCTTGAAAGCCCTGATTTGGTTTGTCAGGATTATAATCCCATATACTTCTACTACGGGGTCTTGTCATAACGCCATAGCGTAGGGCATCATATAGGTGGTCTTCTGCTTTAGTATCTACATCCTCTGGGTTCTTTTTATCTAGAGGTATAATAGGTATTTGTGCTAGAGTGTTTGTACAGTTACTCATAAAAGCAAGTCTGGGCTTCTCAGTAAACTCATCTACCTGTAGACGCCTATGTATTTCGTTCTTACCTGCTACACGAGAGCCTCTAGATCTATCAGAAGGACGCCAACGGCAACCCTTCATGTTCATCTGTTCAGCCAGTGATGGCCCAGTATCACCACGGTTATGCCATAAACTAGAATCCAGAACGCCATATCGCATACCACCATCATTAGCTTCCGCTTCCAATATCATATCAGCTAAATCAGAAGCTGTAACTTTAGAACAATAAAGCTCCCTGTAGACGATAAGCTGTTCGTCGGGAGCGACAGTAAACCATAAAACTCCTGTATAACTACCGTAGCCGTAGTCGCAAGCTCTAAACTTAACCCAGTTGTCTGGGATTTCAAAAGGGTCAATGACATGAATGGATCTGTTAAACTCTGGGAAAGCTGCTCCTTCATTGACATCCCAATTACCCTCTAATAGTTGTTTTCTTTGGTGCTCTGGTAAAGACAAAAGCATAGCTTCGTAGTCACCAGTATCGGCTAGGTATGGGTTGTCAAACAGACTAGCAGGTATAAACCTACGCTTAAACAGAGGTTGACCTTCTTTGCTGTGACCTTTAGGGAACGTAATGGTATCCCCTGTTTCTATGTTAGTTGCCCAAAAAGCTTTATTAGCTGGTGCAGGGTCAATAAACATTTTTTTAACCCAACTATGACCGCTGCCACCAGGGTTAGTTGTAGCACGAATGTACAAACCTAAGTCTGTACTATGGGCAGACCTCAAGCGACTTCGCATATAATCAAACGCATAAGGGGTAGGCCACTGCGTTAGCTCATCAAAGCCTATCCAGTTAAACGCCTGACCTTGGTAACGAGTAACGTCCATATCTTTATCAAGATACGACATCCAGAGCCTACCACCTCTCGGAGTAACCCACTGACTTTTACGCTCAGACCACTTAATGCCCGGAACAGCTTTAGGATAAAGCTCTTGACTTTTTTGAATAAGCTCACGTAATTCCTCCGTAGTATGTCGTACAAGTAACCCACTAAAGTTGGGATCATTTAATCCGTGTAGAGGATCAGCAAGCATTGCGTAACTCTTGCCACCACCTGCTGCACCACCGTACAATACCTCACGCTCAGATGCGCTTAAAAAGTCTGTTTGAGGGCCTGGATTAGGCTTGAACACTACATCCTGTGCCGCCTCAACGTCAAACTCTGCAGGAGCTACCTGTGCAGGTACAGTTTCTTTCGGAGTTATAACTACATTATCACTCTTCTGAGTACGCTCCGATACAGCCTTTTTCGAGCCTCTCGATTTCGGATAACGCCGTTTCGAGCCGCTTGGCAAGGTTCCGTTTAATTGTAGCAGCTTTTTTACGTCTTCGCTCAATATTTATTCTCTGTCTAAGACCTGCATGTGATATGCTGCGTCCAGTTTGTTTTGTGAGCCAATTAGCTACATCTCTGTAACTATACTGTTGAAGATGACGCTTTGCAAGCTCTAAGGCCTCTAACTCAAGTGGCACAGGCTGTAATAAGTCTTCATTGTCAGGGTGTATTTCATAACCAAATGGCGGCTTCTTAGATAGTCTGGCTATAACGTGCCACTCTTTCTCTTTGCCGCGTTTTGGTTTAGGTAGCTCCCAATACTCTAAGTCTCTGCTTATGTGCTTTGGTCTTACTATTCGTTAGTACCTTCTTTTGGTGGAAGATAAAAGACGCCACCTGTTGAGGTAACATCAACTTTATCTACTTTACCAAGTCCAGCACGATCAAGCAAGTCTTTAGCAGCACTCATCTTATCTTTTATACCAAGCTCTGTAGGGTCAGACAAAGCCTGTACCATAGCCATTGCAGCTTTAGGCGCTGTACGGGCGAAATAAGATCTTGTAGCTTCTCCAATTTCATCTTTAAGTGCCTCCACTATAATGCGAGTAGGTGTACCGTTACTGTAACCTGCCAACTTCTTGGCAAGCACAACATCACCACCAGCATCATCGAAGAGTACTTCTAGAAACTTTTGTTGGTTTTCTGTGAGGTTTCTTGCCATATGAAGTTGTCCTTTATAAATAGGCTTGCCTTATAGTTTTATGAAGTTTTACTACAAAAGCAAGCTTTATTTTTATTTAAGCCCCTGTTAAGTCCAGAACCTGTCTGCCTATCTGTATCACCAGATGATACGTGAGTAAAAACTGTAAGGCTAAGAATAACAGGAATGCTGTTTCTTAACCTCACTTATACTCACCGTATACACGGTTGTATATCTCACCACGAGAAATACCTATATCGTGTAGCTCTTTATTAGACATATTCTTTAAAACCCAGTAGTCTGCTCTACGCTGCTGGTGATTTTGAATACGTGTCAATAAATTCTTAAACATTGCACTATCTCCTTATGTTACGTGCGGAGATAGTTATACTTATATGTTAGCGCTATAGTAGATACATAATGTGCATACCCGTTACCCTACAGGCACAAAGGTTTCTGTAACTGTTAATATCGTATCTATATGCCCAGCACCTGTAGGGGTAACTCTTATTTGATCGTTAGGTTGAAGTACTAAATCTATCTGATTAAAGCTTACATAGTCACCGCCACCTATAGATTTAGCACTTAAAAACTTAGAAACATAAGTATCTGCAGCTACGTACCAACCTACTTCTACTGTGTTAGTAGAGCCGCCTCCATTAACTATATGAATAAAGGTAATCTCAGCAGTACAATTTGCAGGACACGTATAAACATTCTCTGTAGTCGTACCTGTATTATGCCCATAAACAGACTTAATACGTGCTGGCTTACCTTGATTCACAAAAGACATTAGGCCTCTTTCTTAGCTTTTGGCTTAATAGCCTTCTTTACTTTATTGAAGATACCTGATGCCTCTGCATCCTTACAGATCTGAGTAACGTTAGGGTCTTTACTCTGTACGTTACCAAAACGATCCTCACCTGCAGCTTGGTTGCCATTAGCATCCCATACCATGCCATCACCATCAATAGTGTAACCTGCAGCATTAAGCTGCTTCTTATACTTATCGTAATACTTAGCCATTAGGCTTTACCACGCTTGACAGGGTTTTTTGCTGGGTTAGAAGCGCCACATAAGCCGCCTTTGTTATAACCCTTCTTCTTAGCCATACCACCATACATGTAACCCATCTTCTTAGCTACTTCTGGTGCTTCTTTTTTAAGTGCTTTCATTCCAGCGTTCATTGGTTTCTTGCCCATCATCACTTCTTTCCTTTCAAACACTTTTTAGCTTTTTTACATTTAGCGGGAGTAGGGCATCCCTTACAAGGTACTTTACTAGGCATTACGCTTCCTTTATTTTTTAGCCTTTTTCAATAATCCACCCTTATTCATCTGACGTTTTTTAGCTACAGATAGGGTTCCTCTATTTATAGAGCTTGCTGTATCACCTATTTTAAACATACCGCCGCCGCCAGATACTTTAGGTTTTCTTGCTTTATTTTTACCACTAGGCGTCACAGTCTTTTTCAAGTAGTTTTTAATCTGATTTGCTTCACCTCTGGCTTGTGCAACAACTTGCGGGTATTTTAGGTTATTTTTCTCTGCATAACTTATTATTTTATGCTTTAATTCTTTTGCATTATAGCTTTTACTACCTTGTATATATGCATCAAGTAACCACTTAGGAGTCTTTTTTCCAGTGTAGCGCTCTTGAAACTCTCCTATTTTAGGGGGTCTTTTATCAGCCATTACGCATTCCTCTTTCTTCCTGATGCAGTCGTTGACCATTTAACTTTCTTGGGGCCAGTTTTCTTAGCGGCCTCTTTCTTACTAATCTTACTAGCTACAGCTTTAGGTCTACATGCAGGGTAAGGTCTACCTGAGTCTTTACTGCCTGAGCGACCACATTCTTTGCCTGTCTTTACGTCTGTCCACTCTTCACCAAACCACTTACCTAATCCACCCTTAGCGTAACCCCTACGGCTTTGTATTAGGTGGCCTGTCTTACGCGACTTTGTTTTTGCTTGAGCCACTATATTTGCCTCCCGCTTTCTTATATTCCTTAACTACCCAGGCTGATGCATATGCGCTGGGCCATACATCAAATTTTTTTCTAGCAGCAGCTACTTTGCTATCATAAAGCTTTTTATTTGTTGGTTTTGGTTTAGCCATACTTATATTTTCCCTAAATAACTCAGCAGAATTAGTAACGCAAACCCACAAACAAATAAAAATATTAGACTTATACCGCCATACAGGAGTATATTCTCTACCATCTTTTGCGTCTTCTTGCGCTTCTCTTCTCGTTCCTTCTTATTACGTACACGTATCTCTTTGCGTAACTCTACCAATTCGCCCCAAGCAGAGAAGCCTCGTGTTGCTATGACAATCTGCCTTAGCTCCTCTTCCATGTCTTCGGCTTTCTTGCGAGCTACAAATGTAGATAAAGCTTCCTCATTTGAATTAGCAAAGACACTATCTCTTTTCTTACTGTGGTCATCCTTAATGTCATCAATTGCTTGGAATAAACTACCAATGTCTTTAGCTAGAGACGTTATTTCTTTCCCGGCAGAAACCCCTGCTTTAACAGCACTGAAACTCGCCATAGCGATTGTAATAGGGTCCATAATGTCTCTCTCTCAATTTGCATCGCCTACCCCTAAGCAATGATAAAGTCTACAATCTGACCATCAGGCATCCTAAGCTTATTAGGGTCAGGGTGATATGCATACTTTTGATTAACTAACTTGAGATCCTCTACTGCAGTGTCAGGCGTAACCTTGTTAGGTTCTGGCTTCTCTTCTACGTTAGCTTTATGTGATCTGTCTTTGTCTTGACTTGCAAACACAATGTTATCATGTGTCTGAAAAGGCATATTAGGCAGCGGAAGGTGTGATATAAGTGTCACCTCTATCAAACTCCTTGTCTCTCTTCTTTTGTAGGTATCTTTGTTTCTTGAGTTTCTGAATAGGGCGTTTACGTTTAGGTAACTTCCGTTTAATCTGACTCTTCAAAACTGCTTATACTCCTTAGCATTTCCAACGTTTACGGGCTTGTCTCAAACGAGAGTTAGGATCTTTAGCTGCTGCAGGAAACTTCTTCATTTGTCCAGCACTTCTAGCACAGTAAGACTTACGCCGCTTTGCAGCCTTACTACCCTTCTTGACTTCTCCTGTTACAGCACCCTTTAGTTTAGATTTTGGATTAGCTCTACGATGTGCAGCTATACCTCTAGGTGTCATACCTGCACCATCACTGGTCTTACGGTAATTAGCGTTCTTACCCTTAGTAGTCTTGCGTATAGCTTTTTCTCTACGAGTCTCGTTAGCCATGTGTGCTACACTTTCTTCTTCTTGTTACTGCTTGTACGAGCTACACTACGGTTCTTAGCCTTAGTTTGAACACGCAAGTTAGAACGTTTGTTGTTACGAGGGTTGCCATCCTTGTGGTCAACATCCTTACCATCACCCTTCTTAGCTAAACCACCAGCTACCATAGCTTTACGTGCAGCATTACGAGAAGCCCTATCCTTCTTTACGGATGGCTTACTGTCATACTTAGCATTTTGCTTCTTGTAGTCACGCTTACCGTTAGTCATATAGGGCATTAGCCGTAGCTCCGCTTTCTGTCAGGATCTAATACGTCTCTTCTAGGTAAGTGACCCTCTAAGTACATAGCACGTTCTACGTGATCTAAAGAATACCTGATGCCAGTGTCAGCCTCTATAGCTGCCCTTACATAGAATACGTCACTCTTAGGAATGTGTACACGTTTCAAACGTGCTGCGTCACCTGATACAAGAGCATCGTAAAACTCTTCTATTACGTTATCAGATGCGTATAGTTGTATGTTTTTATTTTTCATTGTCAATACATTAATACACGTAAAAAGTGGTACGTGCCGCAAACTACAAGTATTGAGAGAGGAGACAAGGGGGAGAGCAACACTAAGCGTTGCAACACGTACCAGTTTGTAACACAAATTATGATTATTACTTATGAGAAAGTGTTACATTAAGAAAAGTATATCACTTACAAACATGTTATACAAGAATAAAGTGTTACTATAGTGTTATAACTCTTCCTATGTCCACTAACCCATTTACAACACTTTATATAAAGTTATAACTCTTCTAAAGTATTACTTTACTTTTAAGTATTACTCTTTTTTAAGTGTTTTAACTTAAAGTGTTATAACTTTGCTGCTACTGCTACGCAGTTATACGCAGAAAAACACCCCTGTCAATACCCCCGGAAGCGATTACTTGTAAAATGTTACATATATTGCAGGTTTGTAACAATATGTGATAATACATAGGTGCGTATACACGTAAAAGTTGTGGCTTAAAAAACCACTTCTGTGTGCTTGTACATACACGTACATCGTGGATAGGGGTACCGGCCCTCGCAGGGGGGTGGCATGTTACCTCTTTAAGTTTTTTCTGCTGATTTGCGCTGATTTTATTGCGTAAACCATTGAAAAGACACGATTTTATAACTGATATGTAGTCCTTGAAATGCTCAAAACGTGAAAATTTAACGGCTTTTTTCAT